CATACAAGAATTACATCTACCAAGTCTCGGCACTATACCACGTATCCGTTGAATGGCTCCAGGGCAAAACGGAAGATAAGAGCATAAAAGAAACCCCCGCCACAGAGGGCGAGGGCTTGAGCGCAGCGCGGCAAAAACTATATGACGCTATTGCGAATTTGACCGATGAACAATGCACCAAACTTTTAGGTGTCGTGGAATGGGCAAAGGAAAACAAGTGACGTATGGAAAAGACCGCTTATAAAATTTTGAAAAAGCTATATAATTCTGAATCAATAAGTATAGACGAAATAAACCAGCTGACTAAAAAAGACGATTCCAAACCGATTGAACCTAACCAGCCCAACAAGTATGTTACTTATCTCAAAATGGATGAGATGGTAACGATATTTGATGAGGGTGGAACCGCAGACGGCGCGGGAGGAAGCGTTGATGCAACAGAATTTGTTCGCATCACTTTAGCCGGTCGGGATTATATCGAGAAACAGTGGAAAGAGCTTTTTATGTTCTGGATTCCTTACGCTATTACGACTGCCATTGCTGTAGCAGCGCTTCTCGGATAGATTCAACCTTTTCTACTGTTAGCTCGCTCGGTTCATACTCTTTGCAAGGATTATCTTTCCCGCATCCAAGGATATAATATCCATTCCTAATGGTGTACCGTCCTACAACATACTTGCATCCAGCGCAAGCAAGGCTTTTGCACTGTGGGAGAGCAGCCTTATCAATAATGGCAGATCGGCGCGTCTTCTCTTGCTCTGCCGCAAGTTGTTCTTTGAGTTTGCGGTTTTCTTCCCGCAGATCATTTAATTCTCTTCTTGCAATAAACATTCCAACCTCCATAAAACATATTCCACCTGACTGTCAGTAAGTGATAGCACCTCAGATTTTAGGCGCTCTCTAATAAGAATAGCATGGTTTTCTTCTTCGCACAACATTTTGTGTCCCTCCAAATAATTATAGTAACGGGGCTATATGTCGATTATTGCACTTTGTGCAGTCGAAAATATAAGAAAATGGAGAGTTGAAATGAAAAAGTTTTTGCTTATCGCGCTGTCTTCGGTTCTTGCCCTCGGCATGTTAACCGCCTGCGGGGAAACGAATCAGGCCGAGCCAGAAAACGAGCCGGTAACTCCACCCGATCTCGTTGGAGAGTGGAAGCAGACAAACAGCAATGCAGATGACGCATGGCAGGCCGCTACCATTGCCGGAGATGCCATTGAGGTGTATTGGGTATCTGATAACGGAGAAACCAAAGCCCTCTATTGGGCCGGTTCTTTCGATGCCCCTACCACGGCGGATGAGCCGTACACCTGGGAATCGGAAAATGATAAAGATCAGACCGATATGGCAATTCTTGCCAGCGGCGATGACACGAAGACGTTTACCTATCAGGACGGCGTAATCAGTTACGAAGTGTCTGCCATGGGAGTTACGCAGACCGTAAAACTTGAGAAGCAATAAGTAACTAAAGGCCCCGCCGCCCTCTGCAACAAACGGCGGGGCCTTTTTGCAGCCAGCGGGGAGCGACCGCCGCTGCTTGATTTGACCTTATCACGCTTTACCTTACTACTTCAATACCAAGACTTTGCAACATGACAGCATTCGACAGGCCCACTTTTGGCAAACTTATTGCTCAAAAACCGAAGAAATTAAGGTGATGTAAATGAACATCCAAGAAGTGTGCAGAATCCGTAAAGAAGAATTGAAACTGACTTATCAGGACATTTCCGATATTTCCGGCGTTCCGTTGTCCACCGTTCAGAACTATTTTTCTAAATTGTCGAAAGCTCCATCTTTTTATACCGTTGTTGCAATCTGTAAAGCTCTTGGCATTTCGATCGATAAGACGTGTGAAATCATAGAACACTTAACGCCGACTGAGGAAACCTTACAAGCGCGGAATGATGAGTTGGAACGCCATGTTGACGCGAAAGCGGACATGATTGAGATCATGCGGCGCGGTGTCCGTATCCGCAACAACGTGATTGCTATAATGTTTGTCATTATCGTTCTGCTGGCTGCATGGTGCTTGTACATTGATTGGAGGGGGATTTGATGAGAGCGGCACTATATATCCGCGTCTCGACGGAAGAACAGGCGCGGCACGGCCTGTCATTGGGAGATCAGCGAGAATCCTTGTTGACGTATGCCGCAGACAACGGCATGGAGGTTGTCGGCGTATACGAGGATGCTGGAATATCCGCAAGAAAACCATACAAGCAGCGACCAGCACTTCTGCGCTTATTGGCAGATTGCAAGGGCGGGAAGATCGACACGATTTTATTTGTCAAGCTGGACCGTTGGTTCCGCAGTGTGGCCGGATACTACGCCGTTCAGGAAGAATTAGACCGCTGCCACGTCACATGGCAGGCCACGCGGGAAGATTACGAGACCCGCACGGCATCCGGGCGGCTAAAGGTGAATATCATGCTGTCGGTGGCACAGGACGAAGCTGACCGCACCAGCGAGCGAATCAAGGCCATTAACGAAGGCAAGCGATTGAAGGGCCAGCCTACCACATGGAGAACACCCATCGGCATCTGCGTGAAGAACCGGCACTACGCCATAGATGAAGAAACCGCTGATGCGGCGCGAGATATGTTCCCTGCCTTTATACGGCTGCAAAGCATCCTTGCACTAAGGCGGTATATGGCAACGGAGTGGGGGATCAAACGCTCGTACAACAAATACAAGGATGCGTTGTCGAATCGATTGTACTTAGGTGAGGCGTTCGGCGTGGAAAACGTATTGCCAGCGCTTGTCGATCAAGAAACCTTTAACCTTGCCGGGAGAATCCTGGAACAGCGAAGCCAGCGGAACGCCAGTGCGGACCGGATATATTTGTTTACCGGGATTCTCCGCTGCCGGGAGTGTGGGAGAAACATGCAGCCGGAGACTGTAAAACAAGTGTACAAGTACTACCGATGCAGAACGCACACACTTGACCCAGCCGACTGTCCGCACATTCTCAGAATCCGAGAAGATGTGCTGGAGGATTACCTTTTGCGGGAATTTGAGGGGATCGCAAAAAAGTATTACTCCAAATCAAAAACCGCAGAAAAAAAGCCGCCCAAAACGGCGGAACAAATCAAGCGGAAAATGCAAAAGCTAAAAGAATTGTATCTGTCGGATTTGATCGAAATCGAAGAATACAAAAAAGATTATACGGAATTAAAACAGCAGCTTGCGGCAATAAACCCGGAGCCTGTAAAAGAATTAGATCTTGAAACCTTACGGCGGGAATTGAAAGAATATCCTGATTTAGACCGGCAGGCAAAAAAGGAATTCTGGGTACGCACGATCCAGCGCATCGACGCAGACAATGACGGTGCGTTTTTTGTAACGCCCAGTTAGTCTTATTTTCATGTCACAACGCCTACATTAAAATATAACTAACCCCCCGGCATTTGCCGAGGGGTTTAAGTTTAGCTTTCCAATTTCCGCATGACGCTATTGTAAACCCGCGCATTTACCACTTTCAAGCTGTCCATCAGCTCGTCCATGACCTCCCACGCACGGGCTGAGTCAACGTTAGCCACCGCCCGGAGGAATTCGCTGTCAGGCGCGGGAGCCGCAGAATACGCCTCAACCATACGGCTTTCCCTCACCGGCTCCCGGTTCTGGTTTTGGATGGTATATAGCGCCGCCAGCTTTTCGTAGTTTGACCAACTGGATTCTTCCGTCTCTAACCGCTTGATCCATAGCGCCACTTCTCGATCGTCAATCATTGGGGCCTACCCCCTTATTCCTCCATCATGTCCATTGCACGGCGCAGGGCGTCCTTGATGCGGTCATCGTCGGTTTCGCGCATCATATCGTTGATCTGATCGCGCAGATGCTCAGTTGCGTCCGTGCGGCTGTAATGACCTCGGACGTAGTGCCGACGCGCGTAGGAGCTGCCACGGCTGTAGCCGCGCATATCATCGTCCAGATAGCGCCCGGAATAGCCGCGCTCGTCCATCGCCTCGATCTTGTCGATGTTTTTGATGGTATCCGTCAGCTTGTGGGCAATGTCCAGATCACCGGCACCCAGCTCGCCTTTGCGGGTCAACTCGTCAAGTTCCTTGCAGAGCATATCCCGCAGTTCATACATAGATTTCATTCCCATTGTGTTCTCCTTTCTCAGCAAACTCTGGTAATGATAAGGTTCGCGTTGCTCACGTCAATGGCCTCGCCACTAACGTTGCGGATGGACAGCGACGCGCAGCAGCCCTTTGTAACGTCAACGTACTCGGATGCAGCCGCGTTAAAAAATGCCCCCGCAACCGTGGGCGTCACCGTCGCAATGGAGGACGGGAGCGGCTCACCGTCAACCGCAATGGCAACGGAGATGGGGCCGGGGGTCCCGCCGGTGCTTACGGCAATATTGCCGATAAAGTCCACCTTATAGCGGACGCGGCACTGGGAACAGTTACCACGGAGGTTAAACAGGCCGGAGCCTGCGCGGTGCGTCACAAGACCCTTAGTGCAGGGGATCGGTGCTTCCGTAAAAAGCACGTTCTGGTTTGCCGCTACGGTCTGTGCGGCAATGGCAGTGTATTCAGGCATAGAAATCTCCTTTCATAAAATCAGCGGCAGGGCTACTGCCCCGCCGCTTTGTCATCAGTATCGGCATGGGGCCGATCATTTTCGTGAGGTCACGAAAAAGCTATGCTATGCAGTTGTCAGCAACCGCATCCGGCAAACTGGTTGCAGCAATAGGGGTTCTGCACCGTGTAGGCCGGAATAGGAGAGGGACGCAGCTGGGATACCAGATAGCTGTTCTGTGCTGCCTGAGATGCGGCCAGCTTCAAGCCCTGGTTCTCGCTCTGGAGATCCTGCAACTTGCTCTGGGTCAGGAAATCGAGGATCGCGCGGCTGTTGCTGTTGGCATTGTCGATAATGTCCCGGGTGGCGTTCTGCACCGTGTTCCGGGTATCGCAAGCCTGAGCGGCCATGTCATAGCGCACGCCCTCAATGCTACGCTGGGTGTTGCAGCAGCACTCAGCGGCCTGCATCTGCATGGCAGTCAACTGCTGCATGAGAGCCGCCTGCTGGTTAGCGCGGGAAAGCTCGGCCTGTCCGAAGCCGTTTGCCATCGCCATGTTGGTGCCGTTGACAAGCTGCGCCTGCTGGTAAAATCCGTCGCAAAGGCCCTGATTTACACTGTCGATTTTGCGCTCGACATTGGCAAAATCAGAGGTCAGCACGTAGCCGTCGACCACGCCGCCGTTGCCGTTGTTGCCAAAGCCATTGCCCCAACCACCTGCAAAGATGAACAGGAACAGAACAATGAGCCACCATGCGCCGTCACCGCCAAAGCCAAAACCGCCGCCGGTATTGGTGGGTGCCACAGGCATCGTCAGCATGGGAGCGCCGTCAGAGGAAAGAGACATAGAAAAACTCCTTTCAGTTTTTTATTATCAAATCGTGGCCACGATGTTGATTAACCTAATAATTTTGCAAACACCTTGCTTAGACGCTTGCTTAAATTTTGCTTTTTGTTTGCTTATTTAAGCAACCCCTGAAACTGTTTCGCCATTTCTTGTAGCTGGTTCAACTGCTGCTGGCTCATCCTGCCGGACTGCAAAAGTTTTTCCACCTCTGCTTTCGGGTCCCCCTGAAACGAGGATCGGAACTGGTTGAATTGCTGCATCATCTGTTGAAACCGGCCTACCGGCGTGTTCCCGCCGCCTAAAGCGTTAAAAAAGGGGTTAGCCATCCGCATCAGCCTCCTTCGCCTTCTTTTTACCCTTCATGCCGTCCACAACCGCCGCCAGCGCATCAAATTCTTCCCGGGTGACAAACTTCACCGGGTCTGCCGTAGGCGCTGTACGGGGCGTTTCTGTGCGTTCTACGAGGTCATAAATCGTAAGGGACGGTTTACCGCTGGCATCCGCCTTCTTGAGGTACACCGTAGGCGCGGAGCTGTCCCACAAAGCCACGGCGGCATTGGGCGCAATCATCCAGTTCCGGGCCTCCTGTTCGCCGCTGACCCACTGCACACCGCTCTGCGCCACCGGATTCTGAGGGGGCTGCGGTGCCATCATTGGAGGCATCTGCTGTTGACGGAGTTGTGCCAGATTATCCGGCATGGGCTGTGCGTAATAAGGGTTTTGCCATCCGTAAGGTGTGTAAGCCATTTTAGTCATCCTCCTTGACCCAGTAATACAAGATGTTCTCGTTGCTGCTGTCCCAGCTGTCCCAGATCATGCCGTCGCAGACGCAGACCACATGGCCGGATAGCGCCAGAATATAGGTGCCTTTTGGGTGATCCTCCGCAAATTGCCCAACCGTGTAGCAGTCTGGGCAAGTGTCCGGCACGATGTACCGCCGATATCCGATGCTGCGGAGATACCTCCCCCAACAAGCGTTTGCCGACGGCATATCCCCATCCAGATACCCTTGGATACAGAGCCGCAAATAGATTTCGCCCCAATCCATCCCGGTAGCCTTGACGATTGCCCGCACGGTGCAGTCCCCCACATTTTTCCCGCATGGGTTGGGGTTGAAATGGTTATACATACTCCCTCCGGTCATCGTATAAAAGCTCGATCATGCGCACACAGCGTTCCAGCTCCGCCGGATCGGTCTGTGCAACAATATCTCGCGCCAACTCCGCCGGATACCCGCAGGCCAAAAGCCGCTCGTACATTGTGTGCGCCTCCTTTACACTTCTATGATACAAAAAAACCGGACAGCCAAACTGCCCGGAAACTGCCTGTATTCTGCCCTTAAACTGCCCTTAAACTGCCCTCAAACTGCCCTCAAACTGCCCTCAAACTGCCCTGAAAATATTTGGGATTTTTCGCTTTTTCCTCTTGACTTTACGCTAATATTAGCGTATAATAAAAGCATAAAGAGAGGGGAAACCCAAGGAGGAAAAAACAATGACGAAGAATACGATGAACGCGATCCAGAAGAAAATCAGCAGCGGTGAGACCCGCTTCCACATCGGCAAGTATTATTACGAGTGCGACGTCAACGGCATCATCCGCCGCCGGGAACAGACCGCCGGTTGCCTGCCCACCTCCGATTGGGAAAAGGTTGCCGACTGGAACCCCGCCACCGGCATGATTGACCAGTAAGGAGGCCCGCGATGCGCAAGAAATACGCAGACTGCCAGCGGGCAGACGGTAACTGTACCGCCTGCTCTCTGGTCAACTATGGCCGGGACTGCCACAACCGGCCCATCACCAAGCTGGAGTGGTCCCGCCGGGTGGCGGGCCTGACGCAGGCACAGCTTGCGGAGGCGTCCGGTGTCAACATCCGCCAGATCCAGCGGGTGGAGCTGGGCGAGGCGGAGGCCGGAAACCTTACCGCCAAGAACCTGATCGCCATAGCCGACGCGCTGGATGTGGACATCCGCAGACTGATATGATCCGGAAGTGTGTGATCTGCGGCGTGGAATTTGACACGCCGCCGTCCAACAACAAGCGCACCTGCTCCACAGCCTGTTCCGCCGCATGGCGCAGCCAACAGCACAAGGGACGGCACAACAAGTGGAGCGCCGCCGCCAAGCGGAACGCCGCTGCGGCAGCGGAAAGAACCGGCAATCTGGCCCACGGCACGAAGGCCGCGCTTGCATTGCCGGAGGGCCAGCGTGGGCCGCAGAACCGCAACGCTAAGATCTGGCACCTGCGCACGCCGGACGGTGAGCCGGTTGTTGTGACCAATCTGACGGACTGGGCCAGACAACACACCTCCGACTTTGGTATGGAGCCGACGGAGCAAAGCGCCGCCGCTATTTCCTCCGGCTTCCGCCAGATCAAGCGCTTCATGGAGGGGAATTTTCGCAGAGCAAACGGGAAGCCCTGCACCGTGTCCACGTATAAAGGGTGGACGCTGGTGGCATGGGAAGAAAAATAAGAAAGCCGTGTCCGAATCGGACACGGCTTTTCTCTACCCCTGCATATCATCCGCGATCTTGGCGTAGGCCCTTCGTCTGATCTTGGCCAACCCGTCCACGCTGACGTGAAGCAGCGCCGCCGCCTGTAGGCAGCTCTGGCCGTGGACGTCCACCGCCAGCACCGCCGTTTCCTCGTCAGGCGGCAAGCCTACCAGCCGGACGGCCTGCGCCGCCCGGGCCGGGGCCATGGATGACAACAGCGCCCGGATCTCTCGGTTTGTTTTCTCCATGGGTTTTCCAGACTTGCAGAGCGCGGATTAACCGCGTGGATGTTGTTGCCACCATCTGTGCCCTCCTTTCGGTTTTATCCTTTCCAGTCAGCCTTGGCCTCTCTCACGTCGATATGGCAAAAGCTGTCATAAACCCCCACGCCGCCCCAGTCCGGCATCAGCTGTCGGGCGTAGGCCGCCACCTGCGCCGGGGTCTTGCCCCGTACCACAATGTCAGCCGCCGTGCCGTAGCAGTGCTGGCTGTCCGTCACGCCGCCCACCTTGGCGTTGTACTGGGGTGTGCGGTAGCCGCTGTTGATGGTCACAGCCGCGCAAAAGTGACTGCGGAGGCTCTGCAAGACCATTACCAACCGAGGCGCTACCAGCACGGCATCGGAGCCGTCCTTGCTGGCAAATTCTTTCACTTTAAAGTTTGTGGACAGCTTCTTATCGCCGTCCTTCGCCTTGGAATAGGCGTTGATCTCTACCATAGGTTTCTCTCCTTTCGGCTCGAATGCGTCACCGCTCTTGTACTTCCACACCAGGAAGAACGGAATCTCCCGCCCGTCCCCGGTAAAGCCCTTGCCTGCCGAATCCATGAAGCAGGTAGACCCGCCGCCGTCCATCATAATGGCGTTGTCCCAGCCGGACGCGGCCAGCAGGTCACGGAGCTGTTCCGGTGACCGCCGGTCCTTGCTCACATAGTAGGCAAACCGCCCGTTCTTGGTGCCGATGGCCGTTCTGGGAGCGCGGTAGCGCATATCCGCTCCGCAGTGGATGGGGTTGATCTTCTTCCCGCCGATGATAAGGTGGACGCACTCCATGTAATTCCGGTCCCCGTTGGACACGGTTCTCACGCCGAAGTCCGCCGGGGTGTCCCAGCTGATGGCCCACGCCCGATAATTGGGAGCCTTGTAGACCTTACCGTCTGCCTTCAAATGGCAGGCGGGCTGCTGGTTCCGCAGAAAAATGGAGCCATTGCAGATAGCGTCCCCGCCCGCCTCCGCCAGCATCTTTTTCAGGTTGGCCGTGGTGGAGCGGAGACGCCGCTTATTGAAATAGATCTTCAAAAATTGGAGATCGGAGAGCGGGACAGTGCCCGCTCTCGTGCTCATGTGTGAGCCTCCGTATTCTGTTTCCCCTGGTCGCTGGCTTGACGAATGGCATCCAGCATATTTTTAATAAAGGCGGGGTAGGGAACCCCCATCACTGCCGTATTCTCCAAAATCGACAGTCCCTCGTTTGCGATGAAAAACATACATACTGCGTCCCGTACAAAATCGCTGGATGTGGCCTGATCCAATAATGCCCCCATCCATACCAGCGCCAGCATGACGCACTTCTTCGCCAGCCCCTTGAACCCGGCGTCGGAACTCAACGCCCCGGTGCCGCTCTTGCTGGACTTATGCCAGATGGCCGCTACCATCCAGCCGGTGGCGTAGTCCAGCACCATAAAACAGATCAGCACTTTCAGCGCCATATCCCAGCCCCCCAGAGCCTGCGCGATGGCAGAGCCAGCCGCAGCCAGCACCGCCAACACCGTGTTTTTGATGTGCAAAGCGTTCATAGTGTACCTCCTTTCGCTGGTCACACCCGGCCACGCTCACGGCAGTAGCCGCGCTCGTCGTAAGTGAGCTGCCAGCTGTCAACGGTAATGACAGTACCGGCGCGGCTTTCGTCCCGATCCATCACGGGGATGGCGGTGCTGTATACCCCACCGCCCAGTGCCTTGTGGGAAAAGCGGACGGGCTTGCCGTCGCTGGCGATCTTGTAGATGCCGTCCGTGCCGTCATCCTCGGCAGGGATAAAGCCCTCGGCCATCTCCTTTTCGCTCCAACCGGCCACGCCGCCGTCAGAATTCAGGTGGAAGTTGGCGCCAGCCTCCTTCAGCTCGGCATTGATAGCCTCGATGGTCTTGCCGCTCTTACAGCCCTCGTTGATGATCTCGGCAAACTTCTTTTCCATAATGTATACCCCTTTCAAATTTTTCGGTTGAAATTCAACCGGGTTCAATTGGTTTTTTAGGCTCCTGACGCACAGAGCTTGTCCGCGTCAGTGTCAGAGCTCCGACTTGCTTTCGTGCAAATCAAAGTCCGACTTGCTTTCGTGCAGGTTAAAATTCAGGCCATTTTCGCTCACAAATTGGGCACACCTGACGACCTTCCGGGATAATAGCCCCGCAGCATACGCAAAAGTTCATCGAACCAGCCACCCCCATTTTCCACTTGCCAAAGCTAAACCGTCACCTAAGCTAAGCAGGTCAAGAATTTCCGAGATAAATTATTGTGATAACTTGCGCGCCTTTTGTGTGGATTTTGCCTGTTTCACAAGTTATCGTGATCGCAGAATTTTCAACCACAGGAATGACCACTTTATCGTTTGGTAAAACCATCCACATCCCCAATTGGGTAGAATAAGTTGAGACGACAAGATATGTTCTCCAACTTGTTTCCACTTCAAATGTTTTTTCCTTAGTAGCCCCCGTGAGAACAGCAAAGTATGGAAACTTATCTGCCGGAGCGGCAAAAATATTCTCTCTCGCCTGCTGTTGCTGCACGTTACTAAGATTTTGCGGCGTGTAGAGCACCGCACTGTCAGGCCCAGCCCCGATATTCTCCCGTGCCTGCGCCTGTTGTTCGGTGCTGAGCGTCTGCGGCGTGTAGAGCACCGCGCCCTGCACGGTGTCCGCCCCGAGGTTCGTCCGGGCCTGCGCTTTCTGCGCTTCCGACAGGCTCTGGGCCGCGTCGTAGCGGACGAAGTTGCTGTCGCCGCCCACGGGGCCTTCCGGGCCTTGCTTCCCCTCCGGCCCCTGCTTTCCTTCGGGGCCTTGGATGCCCTGCTTGCCCTGCGGGCCTTGCAGGTTGCCGTTGGGTACCCACTTGCCGTGGACGGAATCCCAGATGTAGATGTTGTACGGAGGCGCAGTGCCCACGCCGTACACGGCACCGGCCTTGGGATGGGGGACGGCTGCCTTGAGGTCGGCCAGCGTGTCAAAGTAGCCAAGAATGGCGAAGCTGGAACCAGCCTCGCCGGGATCACCCTTGTCGCCCTTTTTGCCGGGAGGGCCAATGGGACCTTTGATGGACGTGAGCGTGGTCAGCGTAAAGGCAGGCACCCAGTTGGCCGTGCCTTTGAGGTACACCTTGCCGTAGTCTGCGGAGGCCGTACTGTCCGGGAGGATCAGGACGAACTGGCCGCGCTGGACGTCCGCACCGGTGAAGTCCTGGTTCATCTCGGCCACGCTCTTGTACTCCTTGGTGATGCCCACCGGCACACCGGCGGAGGCCAGCCGCGCGTCAATCTCCTCGCCGGAGTAAGCGGATGTGTAATAATCTTGGATCTTGGAGAAAATTTCCTCCAAAACTGCGACTCTCTGTTCAAGCGTCATGGAATCACCTCACACGATAAAAAGTTTGTTCAAGCGGTCAAAAAACAGTCCGCCGCCACGCTGGACCAGCGGCCCTGCTTTTGCTTGCCCGAATTTGCGATAGTACAAAATGATACAGCCGTCCGCGCTTGGGCCGCCCGGGCCGCCTAAACCGCCGGATCCGGGTGTGCCGGGGGTAATGGTGCCGTTTCCGTTCTTCACGGCAATGCCGCCGGATCCGGCGCCGCCGCCTCCGTAGCCGCCACGTCCGCCCCTGCCGTACCGCCTCGGCTTGGAGGGAGTGAGTGTGGCCGTCATGCCGTCCGCACCGGGGCCGCCGGTCACATCAACGGTTGTCTCGCCCGGCAGGCCGCGTCCGGAGGATCCGGCTTTGCCGTTGGCTCCCGCCGCCGGGCCGCCGCCCAGACCGGAGCTGTACCAGCCGAAACTGCGCGGAGTGCCTGTTGATGTGATTCTGGTCATACTGACTTTCCCCTCGCTGCCAGCCACAGGGCCGGGGGTAAAAGCGTTCCCGTCCTCGTCATAAGCAATTGTGCCATTGACATATTGCTGGACGCTATCATCTGTGTACTCACTTACAGACGGATCACGTCCGGCTCCGTCGCCGCCGGGGAGGCCGTCCTCACCGATGCCGCCGAATTGCTCCCCGGTGATGGGATCCGTGAAGCCCCAATCAGGAGCAGACGCGCCCGCCGTAGTCATGCCGTGGAACACCGTATCCGTGCCGTCCGTCCCGGGGAGATCGTCCGGGCTGAATTCGGCGCCCTTTCCGCTTTTTCCGCAATCATAGGCAAGGCTTTTCAACTGGGACACGTCGAGATCGCCCTCTACGATTCTGCCGCCCATGCCGCCCTTGCCGCCGGGACCGCCCTTGCCACCCAGCGCCAATGCGTAGCCGTCTACCCGATCCTCAAAAACCGGGTCCGTCCACGAGAACTTAGGCCCCGATTGGGTATTTTCGCCCTTTTCGCCGCAGTGGCCGCCCTGTCCGGCGGAGATCATCACATAGTGGATCGTTGTGGTGCCTTCCGGGATCTGGAACTCGCCGGAGCCGGTGAGGACAACCCGCTCGTCAAAATATTCCGCCGATTCCGGCTGTGCCGGGGTGAAGCCAACCAATGCCTCCATGCTGCTTTTAAGCGTCGCGCTCATGGTGGTGTCAAGAGACTGGATGCAAGCGGAAACCATTTTTTTGTCATACGGATGATATACGCTTACAACGTGGCCCGGTTTCTCGTGCCCGCTTACAATGTCATTGGTGATAGTTTCGCGGCATCGGTAATAGTCCGCAAGACGCTTCGCCACGGCGTAGGAATTCACCAGAGATACCAGCGTGGCGTCTGTAACTGATTTGATGTTTTCCACAGCGCCAGCCGTCACAGGCTGCGTGATTAAGCGGGTGTTGTGGATATACGCCTTGCCAGTCAGTGCGCCAGCGCCAGCGGAGATCTTGGCGTAGTTCGCACCGCTTTCCAAGATTGTGAAGCCAGTCGCAGAGAGGGAGTGCATCGGCTCAAAGAATGTGATGATATCGCCATTCTGCGCCGTGCCGGAAAACAACTCCTTCGTTTCCGTCCCCGCCACATACTGGTGCTCTGTCACCGTCACGGCGGAGATGGGGTCGCTATACCCAACCTTTCCGCCGTTCAAATACATTCTGTTGCCTTGAATCACAGACGCCGTTCCGTCCCACAGGGAATCAATGTGCAAAACGCCGTTTAGGTCGGTTGTTAAATATGCGCCAATTGCAAAAAGCACTTGCGCCAGGTTGTCCCTTGCGCTTTTGCCTTGCCCGTTTGTTTTCGGCTGGCAATACGGGAGCCAGCCGTATAGTTTAACGTTCGCAAAAACGCTCTTGACCACAACCGGAACCGAACCGCAAATATCGGGAATTACATCAGAAACGGTTTGCCCTGTATAAATGCCGCCTTTATGCGGGATCGTTGCCAATAAGCCGACCGCAGACCACGCTACAATTTTATATGCGGTTGCGCCCGTCCGCTCAATCGACCGTAAATAGTAAGTCTGCATTGATGCGTTAGAATCGTTTTCCCAGAAACGAATAGCGTCATTCTTCTGAAATGACATAATCGAAGGATCGTCGCATCGCACAACAACTGTCAGCGTATCGGCAGAAATACTCTCACAGCTTAATGACTGCTCTCGTGTGGGCGCTGCTTTTTCTGTTCGGGAAGAATCAAACATCCAATTTTTGTAGGTGATCTTCATATCATTTCTCCGTAAACGCAAGCACCATGCCCGTCCAATATTCTGTAGCGTTCGTTCCGGTTCCTCTGTCAACGCCCTCTGGAGGATCGCACGTCATGTTTGCCGTGCGATATCCTCCGCTTTGGGTGTCGAAAAAATATACGCTCAGATTTCCACTGTACAGTTGCTCGAGTAACGTGTTCAGCTGTGTTTCCGTTAGAGGCATACACGTACAGGTAATAACTGCCTTGATTGCAAGCACGTCCTCCGTGAAGCTGCCGTCCAGCATGTATCCCTCGTTTGGCCCCTTAATTTTCTTGTGTCCCACCTTGTAGCCGACCGGCGTAAAGTAGGATGTAAAATCAATTCCGTTGATTTTGATCGTTTTACTCATGCGCCGCTCCTTAATGCCTCCGCTGCGTTGTACGGCACCATTTTTCGCGCCAATACTGCGCCGTCAAGTTCGGTTGTCAAATTGATTACAATACTTCCCACACCGCCGGTCGCCAATGCACCAACACCGGACGCAATAGAGTTGCCGATCGCCGCGACGCCGGAGGCTCCAAAATCGACTGATGCCGTTCCAAAGTCCATGCCAGATGCAATGCTGCGCTTGATATTGCCGTATTCGTTATCCCAGCCCTCGCCCAAGCCAAGCGCCATGTTCTCGCCGATCCCGGCGAAGACGCGAGACGGTGAGTGAATACCGAGAACGCCTTTTACACCATCCACAATGCCGTCGAAAAAGCCCTTTACCATGCCTGTTAGCCAATCGCCCATTCTCTTGATGCCTTCCCAGATTCCTTTGACAAGGGCTATTCCGATTTCGATGGCGGCTTCTCCGATATAGCCTATGGACTGGATAAACGCGGATGCAAGGTTTTTGATAATCTCAGGGGCTGCATCCAAAAGCTTTGGTAGATTATCAATTAGGCCTTCTGCAAGCGCAACAATAAACATTGTGCTTGCTTCAATAAGGGCGACAAGTGTGTCTGGCTGAGTCAATATTTCCGCAATCTGTACCACGCAATCAACCAACTGCGGTGCGATTTCCGGCATAGCCGAAGCAATCCCTTGCACCAAAGCAATCAGCATTTGCACGCCTGCGTCTAATAATTGCGGAATAACAGATAAAATTGCTCCCGTAATTTCAGGGGCCATATCCGCAAGTGCCGCAACAATTCCGGGAGCTGCGTCTACAACTCCCTGCACTAAAGCAGTGGCAGCACTCACAAGCGACGGCAAAACAGAGCTAACAAGCGACGGTAATTGCTCGGAAATAACCGGAGCAAGCCGTGTAATTAAATCTCCAAACCCGGTAAAAATCTTTTCAATACGCGGGATAATGTTTTCTGCTACCTTACTGACAGAATAGGTGAAGTTTTCAATCAGCTGGTCAAGGTCTGCGTTATCGTCTGCAATCCCGGTTACAAGGTTTGACCAGGCGGATTTCATCATGTTAACGCTGCCTTCGATAGTGCTTGCCGCTTCCTCCGCCGTTGTCCCGGTAATTCCCATCTGGTCTTGGATCACATGGATTGCTTCGATCATTTTGTCAAACGAAACACTATTGACTGTGTCCGCTGTGACTTCAACGGTGTCTCCCAACACCCCAGAATCGTTAATGAGCCGCGCCATTTCTGTCGCCGTGCCACCATAACCGAGTTTGAGGTTATCAAGCATGGTATAGTTTTGCTTTGCGAAGCCTTGATAGGCGTTCTGGATCATCTCCATACTTGTGCCCATCTTGTTCGCGTTATCCGCCATGTCAATGACGGCCTGATTGGCTACCTCTGCCGCCTTTTCCGTGTCTCCGCCAAGGCCTTGCAGCAAGGACGCCGAAAAAGATGTAACGGTATCCATGTACTCGTTGGCAGACAATCCGGCTGTTTCGTAGGCGCGATTTGCGTACTCTATCACTTGATCGGCAGACTGCTTAAACAGCGTTTCCACGCCGCCGACAAGCTGTTCATATTCCGCGTAACCGTCCAAAGATTGTTTTGTTAAAAGGGACACGGCCCCGGCAGCGGCGGTAACTGCCGCCGTGCCGATTTTTGCCGCCGTTTTCAGCCCGCTTCCAATTTTTGACGCAATCCCGCCCAAATTGGAGCTTGCTTGATCGTCTACGCTGATTTTGACAAATAAATCAAGTAGATTCATGTTTCACCACCAATCCGCACCGCGCGACTATATCGGCGGTGATTTCCTCGCACGTCCGGTTGTCCTGCCTTTTTAACTCAATAACGTCCGCGTATCGCGCCTTGATGTAGCTCCCACTTGCGTATCGCGCCGTGTTTTCCCCTACAATGCGCAGCGCGTCCGTCACATAAATGCGGTATGCGTCGTTTCTTGCTTTTTCATTGAGCCGCGCCGTGCAGTATCTCAGGAACGGCTTTATTCTTCTTTGCCCTCGGTATTCTCCTGCGCAGAGCCAGAGGATTTCCCGCTCTGCGCTGAGAGAAAAAGCGCGCCGAATGCTTCATCGGTCAAAAGTTCCGTTGCGTCTCGCATTAGCTTGACGAGGTTCAGCGCGCCCTTGTAGCTCTCCGCGCTCACGCCCGCAATAGAGGCAAGAATTGCGATGATGTCGCCTTTGTGGCCTTTGAGCAGCGCAGGGAGCGCTTTTCGCGCCCTCTGCGTCGCAAACTGCTTCACCGTCATGCCATCCGGCAGTTTCTCGCGCTTGAACAGCGCGGACGCCGCATCGTCCTCCGCAATGTTAGCAATCGGGTCGATGATATCCGCGATAACGTCAAAGACGCGCTCGCCCTGAATGTCAGAAAGTTTCATATCAGCCCTCCGCCGTACCGGCCTTAATGTAGATCTCAAAGGGGACCGTGTCCTGTGCCGCCATGGAGTAGTGGGCGGTATACTCAAATGCAAACTGCCCCTTTGCCTTGTCGCTGGTCTGCAGCTGGAAGCCGCCGGTGGACAGCGCGTTCATCATGTGGATGGCGATGAAGCCGCCGTTTTTCTCACCGTTCTTGTCGGAGTAGTCACCTACCAGCCAGATGTCGGCAAAGTCAGCGTCCGACAGATCGTTCCGAGGCGTGACCTTCCCGTCGCTGGTGCCCACATCGGCAGCGGCACAAAGGCTCTTTGCAATCTTGGTGTCGGCGTTGATAAACGTACCCGCCATCTTCGCCTCCCAGGAATCCAGCCGCTTCAGTTCTTTCATGTTCTTCGGGCAGTTGTCAATGTCCTCGCCAAAGTCCGAATAGGTCGGCGTTGCGGTAAAATTCACGCCGCCGGTAGTCGCGCCGATCTGTCCCGCCTCTCCGATGGTTCCGGTGGCTGGGGTAAAATCGGTGGTCAGAATACCGGCGTTGATCTGCAATTTCTGAAATGCGTCGGAAGGAATTTTTGTGAATTTCATAGTTTCGTCCTTTCATCAGTTTTGCGACAGATATTCCACCGTGATGTTGAGATACCGCCGCTTGATGTTCTTATCGCTTTCGTCCGCGATGTTTTGGCACCACGGGGATCCACGCTTGATCCACATCGCGCCTCCGTCATAGGGAACGAACGCGCCGCCCATGCCGATGGCGTCAGAGATTTCCTGTGCCTTGGCGTTGGGGATTGCCTCGCTTTCCGTGTAATACCAGAGGTTTACCGTCAGAGCGATTCCCCCGCTCTCCCATGACCCGGTAATCAGTTCATAGGTCAGCCACGGAAACGTCGCGTCCTCCGGCACATTGGATGTTGGGTATGCCGGGAGGAATTGAGAAAACCACGCATGGAGCGCCTTATCCTTCGTCATTTCGGCAGCTCCTTTCGCTCCGCAGTGAAGAATTTAAGTGCCCGGATTGCCGGTCCGGCAGATTTCGGAGCCGCCTTTTCCTCCGGGTTTGACGTCACCCGGTAGGTCAACCCCGTTTCCCCATCCCGAAAATAATCGTTATATTCAATGGGCACGTTCCGGTTGACCAGCGCGGAATACACCGAGGTCACGCCCTCCTGTTCCGCCCTCCGGGCCTCCATAGATGTGTCAAGCGCCTGATAGTTGATAAACTCAGCGCCGTCCACCCATTCCGTGATGTAGCCGCCAGCGCCATCGCCCGTGCGTTTCTTTTCGATCAGAACGCACTTTTTCCCAAATGCATCCAACAGCATTACGGCTCCACCCCCTTGAGTTTCCGCCAGTCATTCAATCGGCCCTTAAAAGCGCCCTGCCAGCCGTTTAACGCGTTGCTGTCGCTTCCCGCGCTGCGTTTGGTGTAAGAATAGCCCCCGAAGCTCTCGCTTTGATACGGGCTTGCAACGGCATCCCCGTTCTTTTCTTCCCACGCGGCAATGTCGATAGAAAGCGTCACAACCGCCTTCGGAATCGCCAGCGCCCACACCGTCCCGGTGAATGTTTCATCCGTCAGGTCAACCGCCGGATACAGGTGTAGGCCATCGTTGAACACGGAGCCGCAGATGCGGAAATATTGATTGGTTTGGAGAAAAGGCAGCGCAATGCTGCCATTCTCCACGGTGAACGTGCCCTCGTGAATGTCCACAAGGAACCAGTTGTTCAAATGCCGTAAGACCTGTTCAAGCATCACGCTGCCCCCCTATTTAGCCCGCACCGGCCACCGAAACGGTAGCCACGGCGATGCCGTCCAAATACTCAGCCCACAGCTTCATGCCCATGATGGCGTACATATCGCCGGTGGCGCGGCTGTAATCGCCGTCCACGTGGACACCGATCAGATTGGTCTCGCCCTTCACGGTGTAGTTCAGGCCCAGCTTGGCAAAGTCGCTATCGCTGGGGTCCACATAGTACAGGTCGATGTTTTCCACGGGCAGAGCAATCACCTTCTTCGAGGCGATGTACTTCTCGGGCAGCAGGAACAGGGTGCGGTAGCCCATGAAGTTCTCCACGTAGTTGATGCCGAACATGGTCTGAACGGTGATTTCCTTGTCGCCCAGGTAATCGTAAGCGTCGATGATGTTGGCGAAGCCCACCACCTCGGTCACGTCCTTATCCAGACCGGCAAACTTGTCCAGCACCTTGCCCTTAGCCATGGCCAAAGCGCGTTGCCACGTCTTCTCGGTCACATTCAAAGTGCCGGTACCGAGGAAGGTGTAGAAGTCGGTCAGGACCTTGTTCTGCAGGGCCACGAGGAAAGCCTCGTCGGTCTTCTCCACGGCAACGTCAGCGCCGTACTTCGCCACGCTTTCGATGGTCACGCTCTTGGCATACTTGGAAATGTCGATGTCGCCGTAAGCAACCGGCTCCACCTTCATCTTGGTGAAGGGGATCTCGTCACCCTCAGCCACGGTGCCGCCCTTGAGACCGCCGTCCACGCTGGCCTTGTAGGAAACCAGCTTCGTGCCGGGAGCCTTGCGGATAGGACGCATAATGCCCATGATGTTGCGCAGTGCGTCCCAGTTGTCAGCAAAGCGGGACACGAAATCCACCTCACGGGCGGAAGTGGTAAACTGGGCAGAAGTTGTTACGTTAGTTTTCGCAGCCATAAATAGCTCCTTTCAAAAAATCAGTTGTTTTCGCTTGCCATCAGATCGGCAAGTGCTTTCTGGCGCTCCGCCGTAGACATTACATACCGGCCCTTATCGTCCTTCTTGTAAATGTCCTCGCGGGTCTTTGCGCCGCCGGTGTTTGCCGGGGGATTGGCGGGATTCGCGCCCTTTGTCTGCGTGGTGGAGACCAGCCCCTTGTAGGTGCCGTCTACGAGCGCATCAAGGGCTTTGGTGTCCTTGATCTCATCGCCGTCCAGTTCCAATGCGGCCATTTCTTCGCCGCAGCCGCGCATAGCAAGATCGAGATTCGCGCCGGTGATGTTTTTGCTCTCAAAGTAAGCGCGCACGGCCTTTTCCTTTGCCGCCTTGCTCTCCTTTGCCGTGATGTCGGTCTTAAAGGCTTCAAAGGCCGAGTGTTCCTTCTCGTACTTCTCCTTGTAACCGCCGTCACCTGCTGCCTTGAGGTCGTCCAATTCCTTCTGGACGCCGGGCAGCTTCTCCGCGTCCGCCTTGTACTTCGTGAGATCGTCCTTGAGGGGGTCAACCACGCCCAGATGCAGCGCAACCAAGCGATTTTCGATCTCTTCGGTGCAAGCCTCGCCGAGAATATTTCTAATTTCCGCTCTCGTAAATTTCGCCATGTTATTCGTTCTCCTTTTCCTTGGCCCCAATTCTTCGGGGGCGAACGTTGTATAAAAACCGCTGTACCTCGCGGGTTTTACCTAAAACAAAAGAGCCAACCACCGAGAAAAACTCGGTAGCTGGCTCCTATTGCCCTTTTCCGCGCCCTATTACGCGGAAGTTGAATATTTGATTGTTTTCTTGACCTCTAAGACGATGTACCCGTCGCCTTTTCGGCGTATTTCAGCATCGTTGCCGCGCCGTATAATGGCCTCGATGGCCTTGATGGTCTCGTTATCCATTTTTCAGCTCGCTTTCCAAAATGTCCCGATACTGTGCAGCATGATCGGCGGCAGCGGGCTTTAGGAATGGCTGCGGTTTATTACCGTGGGTCATGTGCCAGTTGCCTACTGGTTGAATAAATCATCTATGCTGATAAACTCATGCAATTTGTATCGAGAATGTATCTTTATAGGGTCGAGTTGGAATATCTCACACCACTCCGTAAGGGTCTTTGTAGCGTTCCCGATTTTGATATTGACGTTTGTACTCCGGTTATTGCACTGTTCTTTAACCGTGGACCACCGGCAATTATCAGGGCAATAGTCACCATCGTTGTCAATGCGGTCAATGGTCAAATCATCCTGATATCCGTGGGACATGGCCCAATCATGGAACGCAATAAAATCAGAACGCCATTCCTCGCATACCTTTATGCCACGTCCGCCGTATCTGTCGTATCGTGCATCATGTTCATTATAACACCTTGCTTTCATGTTTTGCCAGATGTTGTAAATCCTTGTTCCCCCAACCTTAAATCCGGTCTCTGCAAACTTCCTGCGCCCATCGCCCAAGATAAGGTTTTTCTTATCCTGTTCCTTTTTCAAGCAACCACAAGAGCGAATTGCGCCGCATTGCAGGCTATCAGAACGAACAATTTTCACATTTCCACAGTCACACTGACAGACCCAATAGGTTTTTCGCGTTTCCGTTGGATGCAGACCGACTACAACCAATCTGCCAAATCTCTGCCCAGTTAAATCCTTGATGTTTTTGTTGTTTTTCATTGTTCCCACCTCGAATATATTGTACCATATTCGGGCAGAAAAGTCAACGTTTTAACTCGGATTCTATGATTTGTTTGTACTGGCTCAAATGGTCCGCTGCGGATGGCTTTAGGTATGGTTGGGCACGTTGCCCATGCGTAAGGTGAAATTGTCCCTTTGCATCTTGATATACCCAAGGATTCGGCCTGCCACCCGGATAATACTTTCCTGTGCCAAGTTCCGCTTGTGTATCACATAGGCCCCATACTCGCTGTTGGTGCCTATGTAAACCGCATCACCCCCTTCGTCTACCACATGGGTAATGCTGTTGCGCAGATTGCCGGTGTCAACGGGGCACAGCTTTTTCGCATATCCCTCTGCCACCAGCCCGATCTTTTCAAGGCCCCGCAGCAGTGCCGCCTTGATTTCAGCGGAAACCTCCGCACTGTGGTCTTGGATCTCAATGTTCATATTACGCCTGTCTACTCTGTGTCTCCAATATTTTCTTGGCAATTGTCGCCATCATGCGGTCGTTATCACATTCACCGTCAAAGTCATGCATTATGGGATCGTTTTCGTCATATGGCTCATGATGCTTTAAATACTCCAAAAGTTCCTCACATTCTGTATCTGACAAAACGTGTGCCATATTTTTCGCTCCTCTCTAAAAAACTTGCTATTTCCGACACATATTCATTTGGCTTGTTTTCTTCTGCCAACCGCTTTAATCTCGTCTGCACTTCCAAAAAGTCTTTTAAAAATAGGAACCCATCATAATCATCCGTGCGTTGCAAGATGTAAATCGTTCCGTCATGCCCCACCACTGACATCATCTGCATATTCAAATTTGCGGCAAATATCTGCAAATCTTTTTCGGAGAATATTAGGCTATCTGGGTGGCTATGGATCGAAATGTACGGCTCATTCGGTGATAGCAGGCAAATATGATTGCGCCCGCCAACCGTGACCTTTGAAATCTTTTGCATTCGCATGTTGAAGACCGCTCCCACTTCTGTCTGAATGTCTTCCTGCTCCATTGCCTCGGTCAATATATCTTGATATGCCTCTTGCAATCGATCCGCCATTTCCTTAGTAAAACCCTGCGGTACTATTTCAGGTACGCTATCTATTGTTGTTTGTGTAATTGGGTCGACTATAACTTTCCAGCTATTATTTTCCCTTATTATACTACTATGCGGCGCAGTTTTAAAGTCTTTCCACTGTGCATAGGTCATGTTAGAAACAACCTCTGTTTCGCCCGTAGACGCGTTTCTGGCGCGCCGTTGTGCGGTAGAGGTATTCACCCCGCCCACGTCCGCAATCACCGTACAGCGGCAGTTATACACGAGGTAGCCGGGTGCGGAAGTGTCACCGGGGAACATGATCTCGTTACCATCGACCTTAAACGGCTTGTCAATGTCCACCGTCTGACCGTCTAACATTGCGTGGGCGTGTCTCGTTCTGCCGTCCAGCGTCGCAAGCCATTGTTTCTTGAGCTTAATGCCCATCTTCTCCGCCGCCGCGTAGCTGTCCATGCGTCCGGCGTTCTTCGCTCCGGTCACGGCAGTTCTGGCCGTGCGGATGGCGGAATCGCGGCTCATGGTGGTGATCCGCTTTTGCAGGTCATCCGCCATGTGCTTGATGCTCTTACCCTGCAAGATGGAGCTTGTGACACTGGCCGTAATTTGCTTCTTGCCGTATGCGAGATCGATCCCGCGTTTCAGTGCTCTGTCCTTTGGATAGTACGGCATCAACCCCGGCTGCTCCACGATTAGGCGTTTCACCGTCTGCTCGTCCCACAGGTCAAAGCCCACGTCCCCAGCTACACTCTCGATGGTATACGCCGCATAGTTGCGGTTGAGGGAGTAGATACCGGGCGTAGCATCGTTGGTATAGGACACCGCCACAGCGTTTGCATCGGTCATGCGGTGCGCCACCTTGTCACGCATGTCCTGATAGCGTTCTCCGCGCCCGATCTGATTCAGCCTCCATTGCTTATAGTCGGCCTCCGTCCATTCCTTACCGTTCTGCACGGTGCCGATCAGAGCTTTCATTTCTTCATCGCGCTTTTTGAATCGCTCAAAATACGCATCGATGGTAGCTTGCAGCTCTTTCCCAGCCTCACGGTACAGCTTCGCAATGCGCCGTTCCAGCTTTGCAAGTTCCTTGTCGGTCAGTTGATGTCCAAGATCACTGGTCGCCATCGTCAATCACCGGCTCAGTCAAATCGATCACCTCTGTTGCCTTCCGCTTTGCCATGTCCTCGTACTGGTCAATGTCACCGTTGATCGTCAGCAGTTTCTTTGTGATGTATTCGTCATCGTAATACGCTGCGCCCAGAAGAATGTTCTGCGTTTCCTCGCTCTTGTTGATGATCTGATTGCGCGTGTAGCTCGGCTGGTCCTCAATGCCTGCCAAACGCAGGATTTCCAAAATAAACCGCGTTACCTCGGATTCAAACTTGTCCGTTTTCAGATCCAGCGGAACATAGCTTGCCTTAATTGCGGTCGCCGTCTGGTTCCCGGCGGATACCGCCGCCGCGTCAAAGCACTGAAAATCTTCGTACAGCTTTTTCTTGAGCATATCAATGGTGCTGCTGGTGCCCTCATAGGGAGCCTCGATGGTCTTGCTTTCCACCTTTGCACCATCATCGCCATTCGCGTGGGCGACATGGGTGGTTTTCAGCCGTTCAATAAACTTTGCATCGTCCAGATCCGTCATGCCCTCGCAATTGGAAATCACCCAATAGATCAGATTGCCCTCGTCCACGTTGTTTACCATATTGGAGGACGCCAAATCCAGCGCGTCAATGGTATTGCGCTTGCCGACGATCTCGGAGAGACACCGCTTGTTGTTTTTCAGCGGCACGATGGGGAAACTCGGATAATTCCCGCCGTCATAGATTTCGGTTTCGCCGACCTCCGCCTTGCGCTCGATCAGCTTATAACTGCGCTTCGGCTGCATGACGTCCATATCCTCGCCGCTGGGCTGGAAATACTCGGTAAAACCGTCAATCTCATACAGCGTCGCTCTCAACGGTTTATCCTGTGCCACCTGCCAGAACCGGATACCGGCTTTCATTGCACCGTCTTCCTCATCGTAGAGAGGGACAAACTCAAGCAGGGAGAACACCCGCAAATGCGTCAGGTCCCAGAAGCCGAAGGACACGCCTGCGATTTTCGCCTCACGCGCCGCATCCATGACTTCCTGGTCGAAGTCCGGGCATAGCTTGTTCAGGGTTTCCTTCTCCGCGAAGGTCACGCCGTTGCCCAGAAGATACGATACCTCCTGATCCACCGCCAGGCCGAAGAACCGGCTGGCCAGCTTGTGGTTTGCCGTCCACATATCCGCGTGGGCGCGGCCCTGCATATCATAGATGATCTTTTCATAACGGTTGATTGTCGGATTCAGGCCGTTGTAATATTCCTCCGCATCCGCCGCCGTCTTATATGCGTGGGATTCACGATGTGCGTTGATCGCACTGCGGATAAACTCCATCCGCGCCTTTTCGTCCTCGCCCACCGCCACAAGGTCATTATATGTCTTAATCTCCGCTCACCCCTTATCTCAGAATGGAAACATAATCGGAGCTGTCGCGCTTGTTCCACAACCGCTTTACGATGCTGGCCGCGCTGTCCGGCGCGTCATCATGCTCCACATTCTCGTTGTAATCGCAAATCTGGTCGATATACGCATCATCCGTACCGGCCACAAAAACCACGTTGCGCCATTCCGCCTTGAGATAGCTTGTGATTTTAAGGAATTTGTTCATGTTTTCGTGATAAGTAACGGCCCGTTCGCCCTTCACACGCAACGCCTTTGCCAGATAGCCCTTGTCGGCGTTGGTCTCGCAGTAAATCTCTCCAGCATTGAAGGACTTCCGAAGCCGGATAATCTCATCCATGCAATCGTCCACATGCTTGTGCCAAAGCCGCCCATAGAGGTAATATTTTGTTCCCTTCTTCCGGGCGATTGTGAACGCCGTGTAGTCATCGCCGCCGTATGCCGCGTCAATATGGCAAATGCCCTGCTCTGCAAGGCAAGGCTCACCGCCCATTTGCGGCGTGTCAAAGATCACATCATCACTGGCAATGTGTCGCAGCTCGTAGTTTGCTGCAAACAGGGATGACGTCATAGACGATTTAATGGTTTGCAACTCATCCCCGGAGATCAACCCAGTTGAATAGCAATCGTACTTTTCGATGTTCGGCATCATGGAAAACGCGTCTTCCTTGTGCCAGGGCGTTCCGGTGTTAAAAATGCGCCCGCCCCGATTGCGGATGTTCTGTAACTCCTGATAGATCGTTTTTGTATGGTCTCGCTCTGCGCGGGAAATGCGATCCTGCACGTTTACAATATCGTCCGTAAATATGCGGTCGAAATGCTTGCCGGTCAAGGACCCGTTCACGCCGCACGCCACAAGCTGGCTCGTGCCCTTGTTGTCCGCTGCCAGATTCGTGGAAATCTCCGTCGCGGATACCGTTGTCAGGATCAGCGGTTTCCCGTGGATCTTCTCGCACAGCGCCTCCATGTATGGCGATAGCAGCAGATTTCGCACCTGCCGCACAACCTCTTTCACGTCCGCATCCGTTTTTCGCATAAACAGCGTTTTGAGATTCGGCAGAAGGACGATGATCTCCGCCAGCGCAATCGAGACGCATGTTGTTTTATAGCTGCCACGGTGCGCCTGCAAGGTTTTGTCCTCACTCCCGCGCACCATATCCTGTATCCATGCGTTGTGCAGCGCGCCCAGCTTATCAAACCCAACAGCATGGCCGAACGCAATGGGATTATGTATCAGCAGTTCCGCCGCTTGTATCCGCGTCATTCTGCATCACCATCTTCTCCAACTCGTCCAATGCAATGCCCTTTGCGTCCGTCACCGCCACGTCCACGCTGTCGCGCTGCCCTAAAAACTGTTTGCCGAGGAAGATCGCCATTGTAGCGTTCTTTTCAGCCAATCGCCACTGGCTCCGCCGCAGTGAAATTTTCCCCGCGCCGCGCTTTTGTTTAAATACCTCGGAGAAACTGGCATGATAGGTGCGTTTACACCAACCATCCAGTGTTTTATCAGTCACATCAAACCAGCCGCAGATTTCCTCAAGCGTGCATTGCAGGCCGCAGAGGTTTTCGAACTGCTTCTGGTCTATTTCCTTTCTTGGCCTTGCCATACGCGCCCTCCTTTCTTTGGAACCATAACACGGCATTTTGGAGCAGCGAGGTCGGAGTTGAACCGCCATCTTTCCGCAGGATGTGGAATGTTTTACCGTTAAACTACCGCCGCATATTGCCGTGTCACTGGTGCCTTTCTGCTTGTGTTACCTTTTCGCCTTTATACATCCCCGCTCCCATTTCATCAATTTTGGAAAATGGGATGATGGGAACGGTAAGCCGGTCTCTATATGTTTGGTCAATAAAATAGATATATCGGAGTTGGTACCCGGTCAAAATCTCGCCGCCAACATAGGCCACATATTTTTTGAAATTGAAGTTGCCGCCGGTTATATCGTAATAGCTTTTTCCGTTAAGTTCCTTTCGCGGAGATGTGGGATTGCTCTCAAGTGTCATTTTGTGTATTTTTTCGCCGTTCGGAAGTTGTACAAGGTTTCCGTTCGGTTTGATTGCCGTCAAAACAAAACCACTTGCTCGGTAAATCGTTCCGTCACCGCAAGAACACCCATCCGCAAACGAAATAACCCATTTGATTTGCGGCGCGTTTTTGCGGATTAGTTTCATTGCAATCGAAATCGCGCGGCTTTCGCTATTGCGTGGGAGAACATCGTCAAACGCCATGCGGTTCAATTCGATGAATTCGTTCCACCCGGTTCCATCAACAAGCCCTTGGATTTTAGACTTATCCAAAGACGGGCCAAAGGACATGACGCCGTGAAGTCTGCCTTCGTAAAACACGCCGAAATGCAAATTGCTGTTATTCACAACCTTGCCGCTGTAATGGTGCGTTTTCACAAACGGAACGGCAACCTTGCTTGGAATAACTTTTACAATGTTGCTCTTGTTATCCACCAGCCGCAGGGCGTTCACCTGCTCCGGTGTCAGATCGTCTACGCAGACGCAAGGCACTTCTTCCATACCCAGCTTCTTTGCCGCCAAAGCACGGCAGTGGCCGATTACGATCACGCCGTCACGGTCAATCACAATTGGCTGTACAAAACCATACTGCTTGATGCTCTCCGCAACGTTGTTGATTTGCCGCTTATCATGCTTTTTTGCGTTTGCGGCATACGGCACAATATCCGCAAGCCGCCGTTTTGTGATTTCCATGCCATCCTCCTGTTTTGCTGCCGGCCCCTGCTCCTTGGTTTTCTCGCCGATTTACTTGCTTATCGTCAAAATCAGGGATATGCAACCGTGCCTTATCCATAAGGCTTTCGCAAGCCTTTGAATCTGCCGATTGCTGTAAAAACTCTTTTGCTCTTGCGGCGTCCACAGTAAATGGCGTCTTAATTCCGTTTGCCATGGTCGCCTCCCATTTTGCTACCAGCCCCCACCCCTTGGCCTTACATAGCAGACTTTACCCGCCCCGAGGGGCATACACCTCTTGCGTATCCGGCTCTCCCCGAGCTAAACATGGTACGCAAAATCTTTTTTATCGGCTCCCGGCTGCGCTGCGTCTTCCTACCAGCCATCAGGAACTTGGCAATTATACCAGCCGCCTGATACTTAGTTTTTTACGCTTCCTCGCCCGCTGGCCGGGATGGTACGGCATTGCAGTCCTGCCCTGCTTTAGCGCTTCGGGGAAAGTCCTTGTCACTCGCTGTGGTCTCCCCTTGCGGGGCACCTATGCCGTGAATGTCCCTCCTGGGACACATCGTTGAGAGGTGCGAGGGGTCCTATGCCCAACCGGAATTGCACCGGGGCGTCAAGGGCAAGTACCAGTTGCCGGAGACGAGCTGCTTTTACAGGCCGCAGCTTATATATTCTTGGAGCGAGGACGCATCACCCGAAACGCTCCCCGCCATGGTGCAGACGGCTGGACTTGAACCAGCGCATACCTCCCGGCGCAGTGCTCTGCCAACTGAGCTACGTCTGCATACCCCCGGCATCCGCCGGGGTCAGAAGGAAAGAAAGGATGGAAAGAATGAGGATACGGATATAACCCCGCACCCTCATTCTGACACATATTTTTCTACGCTTGCCCCGAATTGGGGGCAAAGACCAATTTTTTTTGCGATACTATAAAGGTTTACTCTCTTGTTCGCCCTCGTCCCATGCAAGCTCATCCAAGCTGACGTGGTAATGATTCGCTATCAGCTTCAACTGCCTGAGAGCCGGTTCGTTCTCCCCGGTTTCGTACTTCCGCAACGTATCATGCCCGATCCCAATCAGCTCCGCTTTCACTCTCATGCTTTTAGCAGGCCGCTCAGATTCCCTTAACTTCCGCAGCCGTTCCGGGAATGTACTCACATAACCACCTCACATAGCCGGAAATTTTCTACCACGGGTCCGCCCTCCGTCCTTTCTCTCGCCGTAGATGTACTTATCCATGCTGCTTCGTCTCCTCCTGAGTCTGGTTGAGCAGCATGATTTCTTCCAAGAACAATTCGTTGCGAGCAACTGCCAGCACCTGCCTGTCCGTCAGGCCGTACTTGTCTCTAAGTGGCGCCAAAATCGCACACATATTCTTCTTGGTGAAGGGGACCTGCCCAGACGTGAGCTTGCTGTAAGCCTTCTGAATTTCAACAGCTACTTCTAACTGCATAGTTAATATCTCCTTTCAGTCGATGAGTTGATGCTGCAGCCCACGCAGCACACTTTCGCAGGAAGCCGGGCGCTCAACGTTCAGTGTTGTCCCCTCCGTTCATCTTCGCGCCGCAGTTGGGGCAATAATTGCCGCCGCGGACATAGAACGCCATCGCATACGCCTCGTGGTTGCATTGGGAGCACTTCACAAGCTCAAACTGTTCAGAACAGTCCTTGTATCGGCTATGTATCCACCGCCCATGCACCACCGGCGCAACGTCGGCGGCTGGGGCATCATCGATCATACGCAGCACAACTGCGGCGTCCGTTTCGGTTTCCATCGTGTATGCCATTTCAAGCATTGCCATTTTACGGATATAGCTCCGCGCAATGTATTCGCCCATTGTCAGCCCTCCTGTTTCAGGTCTTGCACAGCCTGGTGGATACGATTCGCGCAGGCAGGGCATATTTCCCTCACATCCACTATGTTCGGGTCTCTTGCGCAGTTGATGTCTGTGTTGTTATCCACGATGACTCTATAAGTGTCCTGAATCTTGAATATTTCTTTTCCGCAGAGATCGCAAAAACGCTTCGTCATGTTCTTTCCTCCCTCCTGTTCCACTCCTTAGCAGCATCTTCTTTTGTGTGGCCGCGCTTTGCGCCGGCCCCACATCGCTGACACTGTGAGAAGTACCGATAGTACAAATGCTCGTTATCATCCGCAAGTATTTCTACGCCCTTATATCCGCAGAACGGGCATGGTTTTAGGTCATTCATCCTTCATCGCCTCCACATAGCACCAGCTTTGCGGCGGGCGCTTAATGTTACCGCCAAATTTTTTGCAATCCGTGCATTCCCGTGCGATTCTTTCCATGCAGAATACACATGGGTCAGTTGCACGCTGGAACTCGCTTAGTCCCTTCGGCTGGTCATAGATCAGCAGGCCGGAGATATGCCAGCCGTGGCCGGTTTTCCCGTTGCCGATGTAGCCAGCAAGCTCCTCGTATGCAAGACAAGATCGCTCCATGTGCTCGAAAAGCCAGTTCTGAATGCTACCATTGTCGAAAACATTGACGGGAAATATCCGGTCGCAGATAAACTCCCCGATAACATTGCCCTTGCGGTCTGCCCACTTGCCGCGGTTCCACTTGGCAACATCACGCCCAAGATCAACTCGAAAAAACTCGTTACAGCCTTGCAGCGTGCAGTAGATATAGCATTTGAACGGCGTGTCCAGTTTCGGCTTGGTCTTTCTGACTTCGATGGTCTTTTCGCCGTTGGCGATCTTCTCCACCCACTTGGGGCGGATGCTCAACATAACAGCTTTACTCATGCTTTCTTCGCCCCCAATGCTTTCTCCGCCTCTTCGCTTACCACAGTAATTCTCCCCTGTTTTACCAGATCACAGAATACATTGTAATCCATGTGAAACACAATTCCGCAACTGCTGCAATAGCGAATTGCAAGCTCTACATCCTTCATAAGTCGCGGACTGTCGATGTTTTCCTTGCATAGCAAAGTGCGCCCACTGGTAAATGGCAGCACCACCAGCCGACCGGCTCTGTCGGCCTCCATCAGCGCAACAATGCGCTTAAATGTCACGCCCTTACTGATGGCCTCATCCTCAAACGTCTTGTAATTGGCGCACATCGCAGGTTCCAGGCCCGTGTCCTCATATTGCATGAGCCTGCCACGCAGTTCTGCGTATGACCATGCTGCTGTATAGAGCAGGGCAAGCAATCCTGTTGGCTCATCAGGACCGTCCAACAAAAGCTCACCCATCGCATAGTCTACGCTATCATCATCCATTGGAAAGTCCAAGTCCGGCAGTAAAATCTTTGCGGCTTTGCGGATAAAATCGTAGAGCCGGATGTCTGGGTAATCCGGGCCATCACCTCCGCCCCGCACCCACGTTTCGGAGTCTTTGATGTAAAACAGATTCATGGCGGCATCAAGGTTGTTATCCGGGCAATTAGTTGTCAGTCTTTTCATTTACCTTTCCTCCTTCGGCGGTTCCGGCAGCGGCATCCACGCCAAAGCACGAGCATTTGTTCCATTGGCAACTTCACCGCCCCAGCGCCCGTTGTTTTGATATCCGAGTGCGTAATTTACAAACATTCCATTAAAGTCTCCATGGCGGAAATACTCACCCCAACACAGCACTTTCCGAAAATTCTCCGGTAGCCGCTCCTCCACCTGGATCCAGTGGGGCACCTGCCCCCGCAGTTTCTCAATTTCTTTCGCCTGCGCTTCGATCAAGTCAGCGGCTCCCGCCAGATCATCGCACAGGGTAATGAGCGTTTCCCATTCATTTGTCCGCGCCCATTCCGCGTGCTCACGCAGCGCATTTACGAGGTTTGTATCTCTCATGGTTCCTCCCTTATGTCTCCGCCCCATTGCTCCGCCATAGCTCTGGCGATGCCGGGGAAGGTTTTACTTCTGGCCCTTGCCGTGCGCGGGTCATTCCATCTCAGGGCTTTCCCCTTTTCATCTTTCGCATAATTCGCACTCGCACCTACACTGTATCCACCTGGTAAAATTTCCCCTACGTCTACAATATTTGTCGGTTTCAAAGTGGGAAGGCCCTTTAACCACAGGCAAGTCTTTTTTCTTGCCTGGTGTCCGAACTCATAGGGCTGGATAATGCAATCCGGCTTGCGATAGTATGTAGACATATACCCCACCGGATTTTCCACTGCGATTTTGCAAACATCTGCATTTGCAAAAGCCATGAAAAACGCCGCAGCTTCTTCCCGCAACGCCACCCGCCTGGCCGCCTTTTCTCCATATCTTTCTGTGTTAAACCAGCGATTCCCAGTAACAGTTAAGTATGTGCATGGCGGGTGCGCAATCAGCAAATCCCATTTGCCGACATCATGCGTCTCCCCGTCCATGGTAGTCACTTGCCCCCCCTCGATGGCCTTGAGCGCATCGCCTAAGATGTGCCACTCAGGATGCCCGCCGGAGGGTTCCTGTATATCACACGAGTAGGCTTCATAGCCCAGCGCCCGAAACGCCTTGCAGACTTCCTGCGATTCCTCGCAGGCTATCAACACTTTCATGCGTCTTCCACCTCCGCAAGCCAGAACGCCTTTTTACACTCATAGCAAGGTTGATGGTTGCAGTTGAATTCTGTATCGCCGAATACATCCATCGGGCAGGCGTTAAGACAGCCTGAAAAAATTTTTGCGTTGGGGTAATGCTTCAAGAACTCGCTCTGCCTGGTTTTGGCGGGGTGTTCCTTCGCCCACTTTTCGGCAATTTCCACCGCCTCCTTCGGGTGGGTTCTTTGCCAGACAGGGCAGGTTTCAAACTCGCTACGTGCTTTCCCAAACTCGCATTTGAGGCACTCGTAGTGGCACATTCTGCACAATGTTTTTAAATACTCCACAGCGTCCATTACTTTTCCTCCTCAATAATGACCTCCACGCGGGAGGCTCCGGTTGTCTGATACTTCCGCACGGTCAGCAGTGCGATTGCGCTGTCATCGTTGTAGGCGTGGCCGTTCAGCGCGTCCAGAATGGCCTTCGCCACGTTGTCAGCGTCAGGGCGCTTAATGTGGGGCGTCCCGTCCATCGCAGCGGCCTTTTTCTTTGACGTGCTCTTGGGCACCGTGAAGAACGCCGTGACGGTGGCCGTCAGCGGGATGCCGTCCGCAAATCCCTTTCCGCTCTGGCACTGCCAGCACTGGACCACCTTGTCCTCGTAGTCCCGCGTTTTCTGTGGGGTGTAGGTGTGGCCGTTTTTCATGAAACGTGGGCGGCCCTTGCCCACCGGAATACCGGGGACTGTGAATGTAACCTTCATCGTTTTTCTTCCTTTCCGTCAATGATGACCTGCACCACCCGGACGCGGCCCAGAGGCTCCAGCAGCATGGCCACCGCCTCCTTCGTGCCCTGCGTGTCCTCGCCATCGTAAATGTCAACTACGATCCGCATCATCGTGTTTCCCTCCTGAATTTGGGGCAGTAGTGGATCACAAACGAGGATGCTACCCGTGTACCGCCCTTGCCCTTGCCGCCCACTTTCAGCACCCGACTTGTGGGGGTGGCGTCCCAGCCGGGGACCGGCTCAAGGTGGTCGGACCACTCACAGCCGCCGCAGGCGTTGGCGCACGTCCAGCAAAGTTGCTGCTGATACGTGGCCGCGGCGCTGCCCTTGGGGGCTTTCTTCTGCTTCTTCTCCCGTGGGGGATAGCGGCGGATCAGCTCGTCCAGCCGAAAATTACTTGCCATTAAACACCTCGCATATCTGCCAGAGCGCACCATGCGGCATAGGTCATCCCCTGCTTTTTCGCTTCGGAGGGTGTGGGGATACCGGCCTCATGCCAGCGCTCGTGCTGTTCACCTGCCTTGGCGTAGAATTTTTCCAGATGGGCGTCGGACGGTTCCGGCATGGGGGCCTCCTTCGCTTCGAGTGTTTCCGGTTTGGGCAGGTAGGGAACCAGCTCCGATGGGTTTGGGTAAAAAGGGTTTTCCCGCGCCCGCAAAATAACGGCTCGCTTCGCGTCCTCATAGGCCCACGGCTCCAAGATCATCTGCCATGCCGCCACAGCAACAGAGCCTGTCTGGTTTTTTGCGCTTGGGTAAATCGTTCCGAGCAACGCAAACAGCTTTGTGATATCTTGCTTGTCCATGTACTTCTCCTGATAGTCTTACGTAGTAATACTCTCTCTCGCTAAGATAATATATATATTTATTATTTCTCTGAGAGAGAGAATATTTCTTCTTAGAGGGGGGTGTGGGGGGAGACTTTCTTCTTTGTGCACCTGCTATCGTGCTGCGGCTTGCCTTGCATCCGCCCGTCATAGCCATAATGGTACACGCGGCAACGTTGTTGCTTAAAACGGAATATCCCCATCATCCTCGATCTCGCTGAAACCACCCTGCGGTTCGCTCTGCGCCGTTTCCCCGCCGTCCCGCTTGGAATCGCCAAAGTACACGCTGTCTGCCACAATCTCGGCGCTGCGGCGTTTATTGCCGTCCTTGTCCGTCCAGTCACGGATCTGCAAGCGGCCCTCCACTACGGCCATGCGGCCCTTAGAGAAATACTTGCTCACAAATTCGGCGGTGTTGCGCCATGCCACCACATCAATGAAATCCGTTTCCTTCTCACCGGACTGGGACTTAAAATCCCGGTCCACCGCCACGGTGAAGGATGCCACCGCCGTGCCGCTGTTGGTTCGGCGCAATTCAGGGTCACGGGTCATCCGGCCCATCACAATAATTCTGTTCAGCATGAAATAGCTCCCTTTCTGTAAATCATGTCCTCCCGGTTCCAATCCGGGTAAAATGCTTTCATGTGCGCCACCAGCCGCACATAGATGCGCTCGCGGTCTCGTAATGGCCCCTCGTCAAACAGGCGGTGGCAGCGGGGGCAGAGGGTTGCAATGTTCTGCTCAATTCCTCTGCCGCCCTGCGAACGCCGTACCACATGGGCTACCGGCGCGCCTGCGGGAGACCCGCAGATCACGCACTGGTGATTGTCCCGTGCCCATACCACAACTTTCACGGATTGCGGAATGGCCGTTGCCTTTGTCATTTTGTGCATCCCCATTCCTCCATCATCCCCGCAAGCTTGTCCGGGGGCAGCGTCTCAATGCCTTGCTCCCTGCAATCCTGTACGATCAAATCGATCAACCGTGACATTTGCGCGGTATCGTAGGTGCTGGAACCGTAGTAAAGCACAACGTTCGTGCAGCCCGGAAGCTTGCTGGGCATGGTCGATGTTTGCCACCCATCCCCATTGCGCTCCCACTCGCGCCGCAGCTTCTCTACGCCTTTATCCGGGATGCACACCGTTTCGTTGTTGCCTCCAATCTCCCGAATGTAGCTCCGGTAAATATCCGTCTTGGGGATCCCGGTCTTTTCGGCCAGCCGGTCAACCAGAATCCAAAAGTACGCATTCGAATCGAGGCTCCGCTTCTCCCGGTGTTCCTTTATCTCCACATCATATGCTTTGCCCTCTTTCAGGCTATCGATCACCTGCCGCGCCTTGTTGGTCTGGACGCACAGCCAGTCACCGGCGGCATCCATCGTCCAGCGGAACGATGTTGCGTTAACCTGCTGCATCGTTGGCCTCCTTGGCCTCGGCTACGCACTTCTCGCACAGCGCATGGCCGTACAGTTCCTTCGCTCTCGCCGCCAGACGTGCCGCCTTCACCGTGGCTCTGCCGTCAAAGTAATCCATCACCTGACCGCCGCAGCGCTCACAGATAACAGTAGCATCACCCTGTGGGGGAAGTCTGTACCCCGGCTTCTGCCGCGTTGGGATCGCCGGTTCCTTCGGTCTGCTCGGCTCCGGCGTTTCCGCGTCCGGGTCCTTCATTTCCTCGGTGGGGATGCAGAATACCTGGAAAAACGCATACTTCATGGCAATTGCCATCGCCTTGTTGCTGGCCTTGTCTCCGCTGTCCATGCCCTCGCCGATCACCACCGCCGAAACGTTGGTGCCATCCTCTGCGTAGAACGTGTATTTGATTTTCAGCATGGAATACAGAATCGTACCGCCCTTGTTGGTCACACGCTCATCCCGTGACTGATCAATCACCTCCGGCACAACGAATACCTTGTACTTGGAGAGGATCGGCTGCAGGGCGTTCATCACATCGTCGATGCCGCGATACTTGAATCCCTGCTGCTGGTTTTTCTTTTCCTTCCCAATCGCCGGGATCTCCTGCATGATCGCGGTAATGCTTTCAAAAATATTCATCACTTCACCCCCACGCTATAACCATCCACCAGTTCCGCACCGGGGACGGCTTCTGTTTTTAGGATCTTGGCAAGCCCCGCCTTGCTGATGGTCGGCTCCGCATACTGGATGCAGTCCTCATGTGCGTGGTCCTGCAGCCATGCCAGAACAGTGTCAGGGTCCGCCACATTCACGCTGGTAGTCTTGCGGAAGTTCACCGCGCAGCGGGGGGATTCAAATTTCTGCCCCTGCAAGGCGTACGCCAGATAGTCCTTGAGGCGCTGGGCCTTGTTCTCCGCCGCCTTCTGCCGTTCGGCAAAGGCGAGCTTCTCAGCCTTGTAGGCAGCGGCATCCGCCACCAGATTCTTGTAATATAGCGCAATGTTCTCGATTTTCTGATCCCGTGCCATGCTCAGCCGGTCAAATGCGTCAAAGTCGCTGACCTCGCCGGTCTCCGGGTCTACCAGGGCCGTAATGGCCGCGTCAATTTCGTAAAGGTTCATTCTTTCCTCCTATATCTCGCAAACCGCACGGTCTCGCCGTAACGGTTCTTCTGTGCGATCGTCTCCACGTCCAGCGCCACGCCGTCCCGCCGCAAGTCAGAGACCCGCGCCGTGAAATTGGCGATGCCGCACTCGCTCATGGCCTCGGCCCGTGTGATGCTGCCGTGTTCATCCAGATACTTCAAGATCCGCTCACACTGGTTCATATCAGTCCTCCGGGATGTCGATGACCATAACGCCCATCGCTTCTGCAACCGCCTCCGGGTCTTTATCAAGCTCTTTCAGCAACCATTCCAGTTGCTCCTGCATATCATCCTTGAAGCATCGAGCGCAGTAGACTTCACGGTTGACCACGAATCCCGGAGCCACGTCCACATGCAATTTCGGATTTATAACGGTTGAACATTTTTCGCACACCGGGTAAACCTTTCTTTTCATTTCCACGCATCCCCTCTCTTCCACGCTTTCGTGGCGTTGGATTGCTGGGCGTAACCCGCTGTGATAGCACCGCAGGTGGAACACCGTACATAGTGCTTAAACGGTGCATCCGTTGACTGCAACCGCTCACCGCTGTCCATCCCGCACACCGGGCAGAGATCCAGCGGATGGCGCTCATGCCGGTTCTTTCTGTTCATCGCGCGCTCACCACCATGTACGAAATGGTAATCAGCAGCAGCGCCAGAAAGCACATGAAACCCATCCATGCGGAGGCGTCCGCCTTCCGCTGCTCTCTGGTGCGCCGTTCATGCTTTCTCATGCGGGTCCCTCCTTCGATGAAATCTACAACCTTGAATACCCAAGTGGCTGCATAGGCCACGCCCAGATTCATAAAAAACAGGTTCCAGCTCATTGTTTGATGTCCCCCTCTTTGGTGTAAACACCGTCAAACTCAAGGCCATGCTCCCTCGACCAGATCTTGCCGAACTCCGTCATGATCTTCACCGGGTCAGGCGGAGACACCCAGATCACCCGGTATTCGATTTTTCGTTTCTTCGCCATTGCCTTTTCCTTTCCCCTGTGCTAAAATAGCCACAGGACACATATCTGAACCTAAGATTTGTTCCGCCGCCCTGCCCGGTCTGCTACACCGGGCGGGGCATTTTTTATTCCCCATCGCTGGATTCGAACAGTTCGTCCACCGTCACGCCGTACATCCTCGCCAGCTTCTTGTGGTACTTCCGTGCCGGTCGCCAGTCTCCCAGTTCCCAATGCGTCACACAGGACAAGTCCACATTCAGTTTCTTCGCTACCTGTGCACGGGTCAGGCTGGAACGTTCTCGAAGTTCCTTCAATGCCAAGTCATGTGCCCTCCTTTCGGTGTGAGAATTCATTGACTGCGGCAGAAATATGTGGTATGGTAAGCATGGGAGTTAAACTACGCGCCAAATGGCGTACTCTGTTGCAGAGGGGTATTCCATTTAGCAAACGAGTTCGCTTCCAACCGCCCCGAAGTTTGTTGCAGAGACTTCGGGGCGGTTTTTTTATCTCTGCCGCAGTCAATACCCGCCGAAACCTCATGAATGTGAGAAATCACGCTTGACACGACCCGGAAAGCGTATTACAATGAAATCGCCAAAAGACATTGCAAGAGCCGCTTTTATGGGGGCTGGTTTTTGTGTACCCTTTTCCGGTGGGCTTAGGTATATGATACCTCACATTCAAACCGTTTGCAATACCTAATTGGTTTAATTAAACCGTTTTGTATGGTTGCACAAAATTTGGGGGCTAAATATGGATATAACGCTAGAGAGAATGTTGACTTTAATCCCCAAAAAAGAAAACGGAAACTTTAAGCACGGAGCATTGTCTCAATTTGCACGTTCGATAGGATTTAAGGACGGTCACATTGTTTCTGATTGGATTGCCGGGAATTCGGAATCATACAAGAATTACATCTACCAAGTCTCGGCACTATACCACGTATCCGTTGAATGGCTCCAGGGCAAAACGGAAGATAAGAGCATAAAAGAAACCCCCGATCCGAAGATCGAGGGTGTGAGCGCGGAAGCGCAGGAAATATTAGATTATATCCGGGACGCGACACCCGCCGAACTGGCGGAAGTATGCCGGTATATCGGGTATCTGAAAAGCAAGAGGGGCACGGAATGAAACTGAACCCAGATTGCTTGCGGGATATTATGCTTTTGGTCGAAGATCGTATTTCCGTTGAAACTGCAGTT